AAGATGAGTTACTTAAAAATAAGGCGTTCAGGATTTTCTTATATGGGTTCTTCTGAATGTGTTAATGTAGGAACATTAGCCAAAGACTCACGAGTAGGTATATTATCTAAAACAGGTTCGGATGCTAAAAAAATGTTTACAGACAAAGTTGTTCCTATTTCCACAAGATTACCTTTCTTTTTTAAACCGATACAAGACGGAATGGATAAACCTAAAACTGAATTAGCTTTTAGAGTTCCTGCATCTAAGATTACAAAAAAGAATATGTATAATAATGAAGTTGAAGAATTGTATGGTTTAGATACCACTATTGATTGGAAGAATACGGATGATAATTCTTATGATGGAGAAAAATTATTATTATTGGTACACGATGAAAGTGGTAAATGGATTAAACCTAATAACATTTTAAATAATTGGAATGTGACTAAAACTTGTTTAAGGCTTGGTAGTAAGATAATAGGAAAATGTATGATGGGCTCTACTTCTAATGCTTTAAGTAAAGGAGGGGATAATTTTAAAAAACTATATGAAGACTCTGATATAACTAAAAGAAATGCTAATGGTCAAACAAAAAGTGGGTTATATTCTTTATTTATTCCAATGGAATGGAATATGGAAGGTTTTATAGATAGATACGGAGCTCCGGTTTTTCACAAACCTAAAACAAAAGTAATAGGAGTGGATAGTGAGTTTATTACTAATGGAGCTATTGATTATTGGAAAGCGGAAGTAGATTCATTAAAACACGATGCAGATGTTTTAAATGAATTTTATAGACAGTTTCCAAGAACGGAAGCTCACGCTTTTAGGGATGAAAGTAAAGCTTCTTTATTTAATTTAACTAAAATATATCAGCAAATAGATTATAATGACAGTTTAATTACCGAACATTTTGTTACACGTGGTAGCTTTCATTGGAAAGATGGAATGAAAGATAGTAAAGTTATATGGACACCTAATCCACGTGGAAGGTTTTTAGTAAGTTGGATGCCTAATAAAATTTTACAAAATAGATTAATAGAAAAAAAAGGTATTCGATATCCCGCTAACGAACACTTAGGTTCTTTTGGATGTGATTCCTATGATATATCAGGAACAGTTGGTGGAGGTGGTTCTAATGGGGCTTTACACGGAATGACCAAGTTTAATATGGATGATGCGCCAAGTAATGAGTTTTTTTTAGAATATGTGGCACGACCCCAAACAGCAGAAATATTTTTTGAAGAAGTATTAATGGCTTGTGTGTTTTATGGAATGCCTATTTTAGTAGAAAATAATAAACCTAGATTATTGTATCATTTTAAAAATAGAGGATATAGAGGTTTCTGTATGAATCGACCTGATAAACATTATACTAAATTATCCCGAAGTGAAAAAGAATTAGGAGGAATTCCTAATTCATCGGAAGACGTGAAACAAGCTCACGCGGCAGCTATAGAATCTTATATTGAAAAACACGTAGGTCTAGATTTAGAAGAGACTTATAGAGAAAACGACTTAATGGGTAGTATGTATTTTAATCGTACTTTAGAAGATTGGGCTAGGTTTGATATTAATAATAGAACAAAGTTTGACGCTACTATTAGTTCCGGACTTGCTATAATGGCTAATCAGAAGCACTTATACTTGCCGGAAAAAAAACAATCAAAAATAAGTGTTACCTTTGCAAAGTATAACAACAAAGGGATGTTAAGTGAATTATTAGATAGATGAAAGAAGTAACAATAAACATTATTGAGCAAGGCTTCCCAAGTCAATTTGTTTCAGACGCTGAAAAAAAAACAGATGAATTTGGTTTACAAATAGGACAAGCTATACAATACGAGTGGTTTAGAAAAGATAGTAACACTTGTAGGTACTATAGTCAATGGAGAGATTTTCAAAGATTACGTTTATACGCCCGCGGGGAACAACCTATTGGTAAGTATAAAAATGAATTAGCTATAGATGGGGATTTGTCTTATTTAAATCTTGATTGGACACCCGTTCCTATATTACCTAAATTTGTAGATATCGTAGTTAATGGAATGGCGGATAGATTGTTTAAGGTAAACGCTTATGCACAAGATGCTGTTTCACAATCTAAACGTAGTAAGTATCAACAAATGATTGAGGGGCAAATGGTAGCTAAACCCGTGTTAGAAATGATACAACAAAAATCAGGTGTAGACCCTTTTTCTATGGACCCTGATGATTTACCTGCTAACGATGAAGAACTCTCTTTGTATATGCAAATAAATTATAAACCCGCAATAGAAATAGCCCAAGAAGAAGCTATTGACACTTTATTGGATGAAAATAAATATATTGATTTAAGAAAAAGATTTGATTACGATTTAACGGTATTAGGAATATCCGTTGCCAAACACGAATTCTTACCGGGTGCGGGAGTTAAAGTAAGTTATGTAGACCCGGCTAATGTGGTTTATAGTTATACAGAAGACCCACATTTTAAAGATTGTTTTTATTGGGGGGAAATCAAAACCCTTCCTATGACAGAGCTCTTAAAGATAGACCCTACTTTAACTAGAGAGGATTTAGAAAAAATTTCTCAATATAGTCAAAGTTGGTACGATTATTACAATACCGCTCAATTTTATCAAAACGATATTTTTTATAGAGATACGGCAACATTGATGTATTTCAATTACAAAACAACTGAAAAAGTAGTTTACAAAAAAAAGCTATATGATGATGGTAGTTCTAAAGTTATAGAAAAAGATGATAGTTTTAATCCTCCCCAAGAAATGATGGAAGAGGGAAGGTTTGAAAAAATGGAAAAAACTATAGATGTGTGGTATAATGGGGTAATGGTGATGGGAACTAATATTTTATTAAAATGGGAGTTAGCTGAAAATATGGTACGACCTAAATCAGCTAATCAATACGCGTTACCAAATTATGTGGCAGTTGCTCCTCGTATGTATAAAGGGGTGATAGAATCTCTTGTACGAAGAATGATTCCTTTTGCTGACTTAATTCAAATAACTCACTTAAAGTTACAGCAGGTAATTGCACGTGTAGTTCCTGATGGTGTTTTTATAGATGCAGATGGATTAAATGAAGTGGACCTAGGGACGGGTAATGCTTATAATCCTGAAGATGCTTTAAGGCTTTATTTTCAAACAGGTAGTGTAATAGGTAGAAGTTATACTCAAGATGGAGACTATAATCAAGCTAAAGTTCCTATTAAAGAACTGAATTCAAATTCAGGAGGAGGTAAAACACAAATGCTTATTCATAATTATAATCATTATTTAGATATGATTAGAGCAGTAACCGGATTAAATGAGGCGCGAGATGGTTCTACGCCTGACCCTAATTCTTTAGTGGGTGTTCAAAAATTAGCTGCCTTAAATTCCAATACCGCTACAAGACATATTCTTGATGGTAGTTTATATATATATAGAACTTTAGCTGAGGCGCTGTCTTATAGAATTTCAGATATTTTAGAGTACGCAGATTTTAAAAGTGATTTTATAAATAAAATAGGTAAATACAATGTATCTATTTTAAATGATACTAAGGATTTGTATTTATATGATTTTGGAATATTTATAGAAGTAGCTCCTGATGAAGAACAAAAAGCACAGTTAGAGCAAAATATACAAATGGCATTATCTAAACAAGATATTAATTTAGAAGACGCTATTGATATTAGAGAAATACGTAATCTAAAACTTGCTAATCAATTACTTAAATTAAAAAGAAAACAAAAGCAAGAACGAGAAGAGCAAATGCAAATGAAGCAACAAGCTATGCAAGCTCAACAACAATTAAAGTCTCAAGAAATGGCACAACAATTAGCTGCTCAAAAATTACAAACAGAGCAACAAATGGAAATGCAAAAACAACAGGCACAAATAGCTTTTGAGATTGAAAAAATGAAACAAGAAGCTTTATTAAAAGCGCAGTTAATGGAGCAAGAGTTTCAATATAATTTACAATTAAGAAATGTTTCTGAAACAGCGATAGCAAATAGAGAAGATAAAAGAGAGGATGCGAAAAGTAAAAGAATTAGTCAACAAAATACGGAACAAAGTAAGTTGATTAATCAGAGAAAGAATAATCTTCCTCCCCAAACTTTTGAATCAAATGAAGATAGTTTAGATGGTTTTGATTTTGCGGAATTTAACCCTAGATAATCGTCTAAAAATGTATCATAAAATTGTTTAACTTTGTATAAAATTATAATTAAATGGAATTAAAAGTAAGAAGCGTAGAAGATTCGGGAGAAAAATCTACACAACAAGTAGAACAAGAGTTACTTGATAAACACGAAAAATCTCTTGAACAACAACCTGAAAGTAAACCCGCTATTAAAGACGTGAAGTTTACACAGGAAAAAGATACTCCTATTACTCAAGAAGTAAAGGAAGAAAAACCTGTAGAGGAGCCTGTAGAGGAGCCTAAAGGTTTAACAGAAGAAGATGTTCTTTCACATATTAATAAAAGATACGATAAAAACATCGCATCGGTAGATGATTTACTTGCACAGAGAGAATCACAAGAAGAATTACCGGAAGATGTAGCAGCGTATTTAAAGTATAAAAAAGAAACAGGTAGAGGTATTGATGACTATGTTAAATTAAACAAAGACTTCAGTGCTATGGAACCTGATAATTTGCTAAGGAACTATTTTAAAGAAACGGAAGAAGGGCTTGATGATGAAGATATAGACTTTAAAATGGAAGAGTTTGATTACGATGAAGAAGTTGATGAACCTTCAGACATTAAAAGAACTAAGATAGCAAAGAAAAAACTTATTGCTAAAGCCAAGAAATACTTTACTCAACAAAAAGAAAAGTATAAACTACCCGTCGAGTCGTCAGGGGATGTTGTTTCTCAAAGTAACAGTAAAGAATATCAAGACTATAAGCAATATTTAAAGGATGCTAAAACCTATAACGAGGAATCAACTAGAAAAAGTGAATGGTTTCGAAAGAAAACTGACCAACTTTTTAATAGCGAATTCAAAGGTTTTGAGTTTACGTTAAATGACAAGAAAGTTATTTTTTCTCCGGGTAATGCAAGCGACCTTAAAAAAGCCCAATCTACCCCTGCTAATTTTGTAGGGAAATTTTTAGATGATAAGGGAATGCTTACGGACGCTAGTGGTTATCATAGAAGTTTAGCAATCGCGATGAATCCTGACAGATTTGCACAGTTCTTTTATGAACAAGGTAAATCTGATGCGACTGATAGTGTAATGCGTAAGACAAAAAATATAAATATGTCTGAGCGTAGAGCGCCTGAAACAACGCAAAAGGGAGGACTCAAGTTTAAATCTATATCACCATCAAGTGGTAGAGGTTTAAAGATTAGAAGTATTAAAAGAAAATAATAACAGTATTAAAAATTTCTC